CAAAGACATCGAATCGCGATTTTGGGATGAGCTTGAGAGATTACGCAATGCTTACCGCAGAGGTGAGCGAACAACACAGATCTTCAAGGCATGTTTTAAAGATGAGGCGGTGAAGTTGGACAAAGACAAGGTCCGTATTTTCCAGGCCTCACCCATCGCTCTAGCATTGGGGGTTCGCATGTACTTCCTTCCGATTTTGAGACTCTTTTCTGTGTTCCCACTAGTTAGTGAGTGCGCAGTAGGGTTGAATTCAGAAGGACCGGAGTGGGATCAGTTACACCGTTATATCACCAAATTTGGGGATGAACGTATTCTCGCTGGTGATTACTCAAAGTACGATCTCCGAATGCCTTCCCAATTGGTTCTTGCTAGTTTTCGCATTCTTATTGATCTTGCGAGACTCAGCCCTCATTATACTGCCGATGACATCGTTGTGATGGAAGGTCTAGCGTCAGAAATTGCATACGCTTATGTGGCCTTTAACGGTGATTTTTACCAAGCACTTAGCGGAAACCCATCTGGGAATTCTGCCACGGTATTCATCAACAGCATGGTGAACAGTCTTTTGTGCCGGATCGCACTATACTACGTGATTCTGAAAGAGAAAGGTGTCAAAGTGCCGGACTTCAACAAATTTGTGAACCTGATTACTTATGGAGACGATTTTTGCGGCTCCGTTTCTAGCGAATACCCCGAATTCAACCATATTTCGATGGCAGCAATCTTGGCCGAATCCGACATTATTCTTACTATGCCGGACAAGACAGCTACGCCCACTCCCTACATGACAATCGAGAGTGTTGACTTCTTGAAACGGAAGTCGCGATTCAATGCTGAACTTGGTCAGTTTGTCGGTGTGCTAGAGGAGGACTCTATATTCAAATCGCTACACTGCCAGATGAAGAGCAAAGATTTGACTCCTCAAAATATCGCTGCCCAGAACATAGATGGAGCCCTTAATTCGTGGTTCTATCATGGCAAGGAAATATTCGAAATGAGGCGTGCCCAAATGAAGGAAGTGGCCGAACGGGCTGATATTGACCACATGGTCCGCACTTTAAATATGGACTATGAAATGCG